CGCGCCCACAGATCGATGATGTCGCCGCCTTCGTCGCTGGCAAAGTCCTTCCAGAGCCCCCGGCGATCGCCTTCGAGCTCCACCACAAGACTTTTGCCAGCATTGCCATCAACATCGCCGACGTAGAACTTGCCACCACGGATGCGTCCTTGTGGAAACAGGTAGAGCAATACCGACTCAAGCCGGTCGAGCAGGCCGGCACGAAGTGCTTCGGTGTCGTTGAGTTGCGCCTCACGCGGATCGATCGCGTCATTGAAATCGAGCCACACGATGTTTTCCGTCATCCGGCCACTCCCCAACACTGATCCTGCCATGCGCACCATTTGCACTCGAAGTGCGTCGGCGTTGTCGTGTGGCGGGGGAGTTGCTCGCCAGCTTCGGTCGCTGCGATGACATTCACGGCCCGATCCGACATCCGTTGCGCCAGACCACCATCAAAGGGCACCAACTCGAACCAGATCTCCTGGCTGTCCTTGTTGATGGCCGTGAACAACGCTGGGTTGCGCGAGATGCCGGGAATAGCCGACTCCATGTAGGCTTGGTAGATGGCCATCTGAGCCGCGTAGACCGGCTTTGACTTGGCGACGCCCTGCTTGACGGTGTCCCGCCAAGACTTGTCGTTCATCGTCTTGCACTCCCAGAGTGCGGGGAAGTTCATCCCCAGTGACGCCGGTGCGCCATTGATCACGCCATCGACGTGGCCCTGGATGCGCCCACCGGCCACGGAAAATCCAAACTGCCCGCCTGTGGCTTTCTGGGTGTAAAGCTCAAATCCAGCCCGGCGCAACCAGCGAATGGCCAGGTCCTCCAGGGCGTGACCGACTTCAAACACGCGCAGTACGCGGCCCGAAAAATCCCGTCCAGGATCGGGGGCAATGTGCAAATACTCGTACTGCAAGGCTCGTTCGCAGGCCACGCCCAGGCGAGATGCACCGAGATAATTGCGCGGGGTCTGCTGCTGGCGTTCTGCCAGCAGTGCAGCATCGATCAGCTCACTGATCTGTTCGTGAATCTTGGGGCGGTGATTGAAATCAAGCATCAGAACGGCACTCCTTTCCCAGTCGCTAGCCCCTGACGCGCCAGACGTTCCTCAAAGAATGCGCGTTCCTTGGCGGCCATGCGTTCGTGCTCGGCCACCATGCAGTCCTGGTAGGCCGTGACCACGACATCGATCAGCATCAACACCTCATCGCGGCTGTAATCCGCCAAGGGACGCTGCATGCCGATCTCACCGACGTACTCACCCAGCGGCGCCAGGCAAGCACGCATGGCGGCAATTTCCATGTCACTGGGGTCGATCATTTGCCCCTCCGTCTTGTTCATCAGTTTGGAAAACGACTCCTGACAACGACGTGAGCAGAACACCCACTGGTCGGAGTAGCGTTGGGGATCGCCCCGTTTGCGGCGGGTGTTGAACCAGCCATACCCTTTGGCTTGTCGGTGGCACACGATGCATTTCACGCCGCCTCCCGATAGCTGTCGTTGGCGGCCATGACCAGGCGCTGAATCGACGTTTTGTTGAACTGAAACGAAAGCAAGGCTGAGGCTTGGTAGCGGGTCATCCCGAAATCAGCACGCAGCGCTTGGGGCAGGTACTGGAGTTGCTTCGGGGTTGGCGGCTCGTTGAGCCAGCGACGCGTCTTGTGGGCCGAGTCAGCACTTTCGTGGTCATTGAGCCAGTCATCGGCCTTAGCCATGCAGACTGTGCGCTCGCCGACCGCCAGCAGATGTGTCTGCATGCCTTGGCCACCGCCCACGGCATGCCAACGACCATTGAGGAAGAAAATGCCACCCCAGGCGTTGAAACCGGTCGCCATCAAGGCGTCATCGCTGCCAAACAGATCGCACCAGCGGAAGTTGGAACGTTTGAGCAGATCGATCTCGCTCATGACGAAATCAGCCAGCACGCCCAGATCCTGCGGTTGCCTCTCCCAAACGTAGCCACACAACGGACATTCCATGCAGGCCAGCGGCACCACGGCACCGCAGTCGGGACAATCCTTGGTTGGCGCCGGGCCATCGTGCAGATGGCCATCGAGGTTCACCTCTTGCTCCAGCGAACCGTGCATGAGGCTCGCGGTTCCGAAATCGAGCACCAAGCAATCCGACTTGATGACGCCGGGGAACTCCTCCGGATCGACGGTACGCAGACCGCGTCCGACCATCTGGATGAAGGTGGATTTGTAAGAGCTGGGACGCAGCAGGACAACGCAACTGGTCGGCGTGTAGTCGTAGCCCTCGGTGAGCACGGCCACGTTGACCACGATTTGCGCACGACCGTGCTCGTATTCAGCCAGGCGTGATTTGCGATCGCCATCGGACAGCTCACCGTGAATCAGGACGGAATTGATCCCGGCATCGATGAAGGCATCACAAACGTTCTGAGCATGGGCGACGGTCGAGCAAAAGATGATCGTTTTGCGCGACGAAGCCTTTTCTTTCCAGTGCTTGATGACCGCTTCCGTGATCAAGCGCTTGTCGAGAATGGAGGCGACTTCATCCATATCGAAGTCCATCGCCGTCTTGCGGACGTTTTTCAGGGCATCCTGGACACCCACATCGATGACGAAAGTACGCGGTGAGACCAGATGACCGGCAGCGATCATCTCCCCCAGAGTGATCTGGTCGGCCACGTTGGAGAAGACATCGCGCAGGCCCTTGCCATCGCCACGATTGGGCGTGGCGGTCAGGCCGCAGATGCCGGCCTTTGGGTTGCGTGCCAACACCGCATCGATCACCGCCCGATAGCTGGGGGACGACGAGTGGTGGGCTTCGTCGATCACGAGCAGATCCAGTGTCGGCATCTGTTCAAGGTGAGACAGCCGTGACAAGGTCTGCACCATGGCAAACGTGGCCTGGCCAGACCAGGACTTTTCGTTGGCATCGAACACGGACGTGCTCATGCCCGGATTCACGCGTTCGAATTTGGCGCAGTTTTGGCCGGTCAACTCGGTTCGGTGCGCCAGGATGCACGCTTTGGCATCGGGCTCGACCAACACCCTGCCGGCCACCGCCGACAGCATGATGGTTTTGCCCGACCCCGTTGGCGCGACGGCCAGCGTGTTCCCGTAGGCATCGAGCGCCGACAAGGTGCGATCGACCAGCAAGGATTGACGGGGACGGAGCATCATGACGCTGGCCCTCCCTTACTGCGCCCAGCTCGGACGACCCGGAACCGGCGAGCGTCCGGTGGCCTGAGCATAGGAATTGGGAGCACTGGCTGCCGGGGCCGGTTGGCTGGCCCCGCCCATCAAGGCGGCATAGTCCTTGTGGTCCGGCGTCACTGCTGACTTGATGACGCACTTGTCTTGGCCGTTCTGGTCCTTTTCCCAATCGACCTTGCCCAGGAACTCGATGCCGTCGAGATCGGCAAAGCCATTGATGCGACGGGCGTTCTGTGCCGCCGGGCCGTTATCGTTGGGATGGATGGCGCGTGCCGAATTGAGAACCGCCTTGATAAAGGTTCGCCCCATGTTCGACCACTCTGGGCCCTTCGGGCTGTACAGGCCGATGAGCGACCACATCTTGCGGCGGGCATACTGCCCTTCCATCACGACAAACTCGCAGTTCAAGTAAACCGAACCAGTGTTGTCATTGCGGGTGGCGTAACCGCCGGTCCAACCCTGTGAGGCATCATCGAAGCCACCGGGTTTGACCGTCATGCGGACACGGACCAGGGCACCCTTCGGAATCAAATCGAAGGAAGTTTGTTCGGAAGCGGAATTGAAATCGAAGAAGGACATGATCAGGACTCCTGGGAAACGTTGGCATTCAGAGAGGGTTCGACGGCGGCGGTCGCCGGACGGGCGAAATCAAGGCGATCGAGTGCAGGCCGCCCCGGCGCGGCGATCTTTTCCATCAAGCGACCCAGGTGGGGTTCCTCGATCAGGTCGAGGCGTCCCGAACGATCCTTGGCCGGATAGCCCCAGGTGTTCAGGGTTTGGCAGATGAAGGCGCGATAGCTGCTGCCGTCATCACCCTTGATCTCAGCCAGGGTGATGACTTCATCGACAATGCCCGGCAGTTCGAGGCCGGTCTTGGAACCATCGATCTGCAGTGAGAAGACGCGGCGATTGAAGTCATCGAGGGCTTCGTTCAGGATGCCGACGAACCAGACGTTCTTGCGCCGGGTGTGCTGCAGATGGGTCAGCCAGCCGATCATTTCCTGGCCCATCAAACCGTAGGCGCCACGGCTGTCGGGTTTGCCGGTTTTCTCGGAATAGGCCTGCGGCTGCCCCTTGCACCATTGCAGGCACAAGCGACCGGCCACGGTGATGCTGTCCACAAACAAGGTTTCGTACTTATCCAGAACAGCAGGATCACCAAAGCGACCACACACCGCATCGAAGTGCGCTTGGCTGTAGGGCTGGTCGTCACGCAGCGCCGGATTTGGGCCACCAATGAACACCGCGAAGTCTCGGCAGTCTTGCCATGTGCGAGGACGGATGGTGTCGCACTGGTAGCCTTCAGCCGCGAGATCGCCGGCTTCCAAATCCATGAACAGCGTGGCGATCGGATTGAGCGTCCACAGCTGGGAAGTCTTGCCAATGCCCGACTTCCCGACCAGGACACCCTTGATGCCACGACGCTCTGCCAAGCGCTGATCTGCAGTAATGATGGGCAGCATCATTTGCGCACCTCCCCATCGACTGCAGCGGCAAATGCTTCGGCAATCGTCGTAGTACCCAAAGCGCCCCGTTTTCGTGCTGCCTCGTACAGCTCCTTCAAGGCACCCGTGCGACGCAGCACCTCACTGCTTTCCTCTTCACTGGCTTGGATGGCGAAGGCAAGATCGTCGATCGTTGCATCCGGCAGCAAACGGACCACTTCATCGGGGCGCGCCGCCCCCATCGCAGGAATGCGGATCGCGTCCGGCAAATGCTTCGAGTACAGAGACAGGTTCTTGCGCAGCCAAGTCATCAGCGGCAGGGGCTTGGCCTGCTCTGCCTCCTGTGCTTTGCGTTCGGCCACCTGACGGGACACTTTTTTGAACGATGGAAATTTCATGCTGGTTACTCCTGAAGCAATGCAAGACGGAACCCGGGCTTGCCGGTTTTGAGGGTGCGCGCCGGTGCAAACGCGCTTTTCAGCGTTTCTGGCCAGGCGTTGAACTTGGTTTCTGAGACCCGGTAGCTGATCTCGACGTACTCGGCAGGGTTGTCCCCGTTGGCCGTCATCCGGCACACGAGATCGGCCAGCTTTTTCTGATCCCAATCGACTTTTTTGGGGAGATCGGCAGTGACCTGAACATGGCCGTCATCGAAATGCACGACGCCGGTGTCCTTGCCTGCAGCCAGGCGCAGGGCATGTGCTTGTTTCGAGTACTTCAGGTCCAAGGCGCGATCGAGGTGATCGACGACAGCTTTGGCCAAGGCCTGTAGATCAGCGGCGTCGTTCTTGAGTTGGAACAACGACTCGCTGGTCTGGAGTGCCAGATCGCCGGCCGGCATGGCCAGAACTTGGTGGGGTGTCAGCTGATTCATGCCGCACCTCCCGCATTGACGGGTTCATAGGTGCTCTTGCGGAGGCTTTCGGCCTCGAAGGCTTCGACGTCCTCCAAGCGATAGAGAACACGGCCTTGCAGCTTAAGAAAGACCGGTCCGATTCCTTCAGAACGCCAACGCTCCAGAGTGGCTTCGCTGACGTCCCAACGGTCGCCCAATTGACGCTGGTTGAGGTGTTTTACGCTCACGTTTTTCTCCTTTCAGGTAGTTGCGAAAACGTGAGGAAATGATCGGATTTGGCGTGTATGGGGGTCGATCCGCCCTATGTATGGGCTGATGTATGGGCAACGGAAAACGGGGGGATTTACTGGCCCCTGAAATGAAAAAACCGCCCGAAGGCGGTGTCTGGTACTGGTGCTGGCTGGTGCTAATCAAAGCGTCTTGAATGCGTATTTGCCTTTTTCAGAATTGACGATGAACTCGCGCCACATTTCATTGCCGCTGAAGAGGTTCTGCATTTTTAATCCCTTGCGCGACTCTTCTGTGCGCCGTTCCGGATAAGCAGCAGCCAGGATTTCACTGGCATCCAACTCCCATCGTCCGAGCTGCGCCTGTTCGTACATATACGACACCGCTTTGTGTTGCTTCTCGCCCTTGATGACCCACGTCTCGGTCTTTGTTCTGATTCGCAGGACGCCGTTTGCAAAGTCGACGGGCAACGCACTCGGCTTGATGCCATCCTCATCGGAGGTCAGCACCCGCTCCAGGTAATGCACGTCCATGCATGGTGACGGCGAGTAGTCCACCAGTGCATCGTGCAAGTAGGCAACTCGGTAGTTGCGCGGCGGCCGAATCACGCGGGGCAGCTCGCGCCCGTGACAAAGAACCAACCCTTGCTCGGGAAGCCGTGTATCCAGCAGGGACTGAAACACCTCGTCTACGTTGACGTCCATCCCACGCGCCAGCCATACCGGAGTCATCACCGGTCCAATACGTGCCTCACCTAGTCGCCACAACTTTCGTTCAATCCTTGGCGCTGGAATCCCCGCGCGCTTTACCTGCGGGATGTTCAGAAGGTCAGACAAAAGATTGAGCAGCTTGGCGGCATCCATGTCGTACACCGCCACATGATCCGCACTGACTCGCTTACGGCGAAATGTCTCCGGGCAACGGTACTCGTAGCTGCCCGGATCATCCGTTTCGCAAAGTTCAACATGGGCGCGGCCATCGCCACACGGCACCTCGATCTCGCTCAAGTAACCAACACGGGGCATCCAGGCTTGCACCGTTTTCGGGTCAAGGCTGGATGATGCTTCGATGCGTCCCCCGGAGACTCCGTGCAGCCGGTTTCCGTCAGCGTCCAGGCTGCAACTGCTCGATTGCTCAAACAGGTCCAGGAGATCAAGCAGCAAGCGCGTAGATGGGATCGTTCGTGACATCGCCGATTTCCTTCACCAGTTGCCACTTGGCCAACAAACGGTCGCACAGCACGCGGTCTTTCTCGCGCTTGGTTTTGATGTTGCACTTGTTCTCGTCGCGCAAGATGACGGTGATGGTCCTGGCGCGATCCTTCCCCACCTTTTTCAGGCGGATCGACAACTTGGCGTAGGTCAGGCGTCGGCCTTGGAACGTAAATCCGGGGCCAATCAGGGATCGCGCCGCCGTGTGGATGTCGTCGGTGTCCTTGAAGCCGATTTTCACCACCAATGTCCGGAAGTCCGTCGACGTGTAGCCCAACTCGACCACCTTGACGGAAGCGACCGTGGTTTCCCCGGTCAGATCGAAAGTGCGCGGCGCATTCAGGCTTTGGTAGTCGTATTGCTT